AGACCGCATAGTATTTCTAGGGAAGGGCGGCTTTAGTGTGACGATTTGCCACACCTACTGTGTCATTTTGACACACTTTACATAATAAGTGACAATTTTTGTCACATTTCAGGATGTCATTATTTGGATCACGTTTTGAAAAAAAATATAAAATCCTTGCTCCTGTGTGTAACGCTATGATAGTGTCCTGCGTCATGGGTATAGTTATAGTTAGACCACCACAGAAAATGATAGCAAAATTGACCAACATTCAGCATAAGCAGGTTCCGTTTGCCACCGTCTTGGCACTCACCAAAGTAGCAGGTGAATACAGGAATGAAGCGGAGATGCACGCCAACACTGTTTTCAACATAAAAAGACATTGGGCTAAGAAATCAATGAAGTACGGTTTCAAAGTTCGACCAGCCACCAAGTCAGACAGGAAGGCGACTGTATTTTCAAATGCACCTTTCTTGAAAGAACACGAAGGTGCTAGAAGACGTACACCAAGCGGTAAGCACTTCACAGTACCGACTAAAGCTGTGAAGAACGCTCGTGGCTTGGTGATAAAGTCTCGTAAACCACTAAGATTGTCATCTAAGAACACTTTTAAGGAGCGAACAACAACAGGCAAAATGGGTTTATTCGAACGCAAAGGTAAGAAGAAGAAGCTACTGTATGTCTTCGTTAAAGATGCCAAACTACCTAAAGACCTTGAGTTTAAGAAAAGAGGTAGGAGATACTTCAGAAAGCATTTTGCTCGTGTATTCAGTACCGCAATTAAACACGCACTTGACACTGCAAGATGACCGATAAGATAGAACAAGCACGGTTATTAGTCGCTGAGTTGAAGGAACGAGCAGCATCCAACAGTGATGAGATTGCCCGTGTGGTTGACAGGAAGAAACTCGACGCTGCTCGACGTGCAGCTAGGGCGGTAGAGAAGCGTGCCAATCGCACACCTGAAGAACGTGCGGTTGAAGCGGTAAAACGAAAACAAAGAGAAGCTGCACGGATTGCTAAACTATCACCAAGCGAGCGAGAGACACTCAAGAAGAAAGCCACACGTAATAAAGCCAAGAGTCGTAAGAGACTTGCACCGCGTAAACCCAAGTTGATGAACCCGAAACATTCTAAAGACCTCACACAAGTTGAAGCTTCTGAACTTGATATGCTGAACATGGCTGCTATCTGCATTCTCTTTGGTGTAGCCAACAGTCGAGCCATAACGAGGCTCATTCAAATGGGCATGCCTGTTGTACAGTACGGTGAGAAAGGTAAGCAATGGCGGTTCAAGAAAGATGACGTGGTTGCTTGGCATAAGGTGAATGTTGAGGGCATTTCCCCTGACGCTGACACTCCTACTATCTCTAATGGTGGTCTTGACTCTAAGTTAGCTGGTACTGCTACTTATGAACAAGCTCGTACTAGAAAGATGAATGCGGAAGCTGAGATAAAAGAGATACAACTCGCGAAAGAGCGCGGTGATGCTGTGAGTATCAATGATGTTAAAAAGGAGTGGGAGAAGCTGATAGGCTCATTACGCTCAAAGCTACTCGGAATACCAGTGAAGGTCGCACCACAGGTTGAAGGGTGCGAAGACATGCAAGAAGTTGAAAGTATCATTACAGGATATATTCGTGACGCACTGGATGAGATAAGTTCTGATGATTAAATTTAAAAAGTGTCGGACAAGATGAGTTTAGTCAGTGTAGTCAGAAGGCATCTTGATCTGAGTCAGAGCGAGCTTGGTATATTTATCGCAGGGGAGTTGGGTAGAGCGACACCAATTCATCCTCATAGAATATCGGAGTATGAGCGTCAGGTTGTGACAATGCCTAACAAAATACGTGAGATATTGGTTCCGTTGGCTCTTGATAGTTTCGACGTGACTGAAATAAGCTCTGAGGATTTAATATAATGTACGAGACTCATAGTGAGGGTATGACTAGCTTCAATAAAGCTATCCGTGTCGTTCTATCGGTGATAGCACCACCACCAAACCTTACGATGAGTCAGTGGGCTGATAAGTACAGAAGACTGTCTGCTGAGTCTTCTGCTGAACCAGGTAAATGGAACACCGATAGGTTCCCACCAATGCGCGGCATCATGGATGCTATTTCTGACCCGAAGAACCATGAGATAGTCTGCATGAAAAGTTCACAGGTCGGTTGGGCGTTGTCGCTTGATACACCTATATTCACTACACATGGTTGGGAGACTATGGGGTCACTGTCCGTCGGTGACATTGTGTTTGATGAGAAAGGTCAACAGTGTGCTGTGAAGTTCAAATCAGAAGTGTACACTGACCATGTGTGTTATGATGTTAAGTTCTCCGACGGTTCGACGATCACTGCCGATGAGAGTCACAGGTGGTATGTGGAGAGTATAACTAATTTGAGAGACATAACCGATGGTAGATACCACTACAGGCAACGCAATGGTGTAGTTACTACACGAGAAATGGTAAATAACGTCAAGTGTCATGGTAACAGAAACAGGTTTGCTATACCTGTTACGACACCTTTGATTATGTGTGATGTTGACTTACCCATTGACCCATATTGGTTAGGTGTCTGGTTAGGTGATGGGTCATCATCCAGCGGTCAGGTTTCATGTTACGTTGATGATGTTGCCGAACTTGTAAACAACGCTCGACGAGATGGACTTCAACCTACCACGTCGGTTGACCCTCGCACTGGTGTGTATGCTGTGAACTTGTTACCACGAGAAAAAGTAGGTGTCGGTAGCACTTTCTACAATATGCTCAACTCAACAGGGGTGTTGTTCAGAAAACACGTACCCAACGAGTACATCACGAGTTCATATCACCAACGAATGCAACTTATAAGGGGTTTAATGGACACTGATGGGACTATCACAAAAAACGGAAGGTGTGAGTTCTATAACACGAATAGAGGTTTGATTGAGTCTATGTTCACCCTATTGGCTTCCGTTGGGCTGAAGCCCAAAATCAGAGAGAGAGTTAATGGTGACATACTACCTCGATGTACTAAACCTTGTAACGTGAAGCTATTATATTGTATTAACTTTCTAGCGTACGACAACCAACCTGTATTCAGAATGGAAAGAAAGTTGAATAGAATGAAGTCTCCTGAACGTGAGTCAGAGACTAAACGCAGGCGTATTGTTAGTGTCATGAAAGTCAAGTCTGTACCAGTGCAATGTATCGAAGTTGATTCACAATCTCATTTGTTTTTAGCTGGTAAGTCGATGATACCGACGCATAATACAGAGGTGATAAACAACACTGTCGGTTATTATGCACATCAAGACCCAAGCAACATGCTCATCATCCAGCCCACTGTCGAGATGGCTGAGGTGTGGTCTAAGGATAGACTTGCACCAATGATTCGTGACACTCCTGTATTGATTGACCGTTTCGGTGATCCGCGTGTGCGCGATGGTAGCTCCACGCTTCGTCACAAGCAGTTTACAGGCGGTCAGCTTGCTATGGCTGGTGCGAACTCACCTGCGTCACTTGCGAGTCGTCCTGTACGCTTGGCACTATTTGATGAAGTGGATAGGTTCCCTGTGTCAGCAGGTGCAGAGGGCGATCCAGTTCTCCTTGGTAAGAAGCGTACTCAGACATATTGGAATAAGAAGATACTGTGCGGCGGTACACCCACGATAAAGAACCACTCTGTAATCGAAAGGATGTTTCATTCAACCAACCAACGAAGGTGCTTTGTTCCTTGTCCTCACTGCAACCACATGCAGCATTTAGTCTGGTCAAATCTTCAATTTGACCCTGAAAGTCGTGATGTTCCTGCACAATATATGTGCAAAGAATGTGCGTGCCTCATACCACATACTAAAAAGTTATGGATGCTTAAACGTCACGAGTGGCGTGATACAGCGACAGGTGGTGCGAAGGGTGTGGTGGGATTCCATATAAATGAGTTGTACTCTGTGTGGAGTTCGTGGGATTTCATGCGTGACAACTTTCTTGAAGCTAAAAAGTCGAAAGAGACTTTAAAAACATTCGTGAACACCAGCCTTGGTGAGACTTGGGAAGAAGAAGGTGAGAAGTTGTCGGGCGATGACTTGTATAAACGGCGTGAGACTTATACGAAGGTTCCTGATTTAGCGGTATGTCTTACAGCAGGTGTCGATGTGCAGGATGATCGCATAGAGATACAGGTTGTTGCGTGGTCTGCCAAAGAAGAGTGCCACATCATTGATTATTTAGTTGTCATGGGGAATCCAGTACAAGAAGATATATGGGTTGAGACAGAACGCGCACTGCGTACGACTTACGAGCGTGAAGATGGGAACCACATGTCGATTGTTGCCACAGGTGTCGATACAGGTGGTCATCACACCACTCGCACATATAAGTTCTGTCACGGGCTTGAGTCGATACGTGTTCTAGCCCTCAAAGGTCATTCAATGCCTGGAAAACCCATCATCGGCAGACCTAAACGGCTTCACAACCCGCCAGTGAACTTATATATCGTCGGTGTTGACACTGTGAAAGACATGTTATTCGCTCGTTTAGAGCTTACAGAAGGTGATTATTCGATACACTTTCCGTGGCACTTTGACCCTGAGTATTTTGCACAACTTACTGCGGAGAAACGTGTTACTGCTTATAAGAATGGAATACCTTATACGAAGTACATCAAGGAACGTCCAAGGAATGAAGCACTTGACACTTGGGTTTATGCAAGGGCTGCTTTATCCGCTGTTAATATCGACCTTGACAATGCTAAACCGTTGGTTGTTATGGACGATGCCAAGGTGAGTAATGCCACTACAGTTAATATTGGTGGTGGGTTTATACCGAAGAGAGAAAGTCCTTGGTTCAAGCGTTCTTGACATGGACAGAGTATGAAGCAATACTTCGATATTTAGAGGTGTTTAATGGCTACGAACAAAGAGATGTTAGACCTTTATATTACTGCTGAACAGTCTGTTTTAGCGGGCAAATCTTACACAATCGCGGGCAGAACTGTTGCAATGGAAGACTTGCAGTGGATTCAGCGCGGTCGTCGTGAATATGAACTACGAGTCAATGCTGAATCGGGTGCGTCGGGCGCAGGTGGTAACTCTGCTGTAGCTACATGGAACAATCATGTCAATTTAGTGAATCGTGATTCATTTGGAAGGAACATTCGATGAGTAAATCAAGGATGACTTTCGTAGATAAAGTAATCTCTGCTGTATCACCACTAGCAGGATTGAAACGTATGGCTGCTAAAGAGCAGTTGCGTTTTTTTGAGGCTGTAAGACCTTCTGCTACTCGCACCCCTATTCGTGACGGCGGTAGTGCCAACAATGTCATGTTGGCTGAGGCTGGCAGGCTCAAATCACAGGCAAGATACCTTGATGAGAACCATGACCTTGCCAAAGGTATTCTAAATGACCTTGTAGCTGGTATCGTCGGTACAGGTATAACCTCTGAACCGATGCTGAAGAAGCGTGATGGAGAACTTCATAAGAAAGCTAATGACACTCTTCGTCGTTTATATAAAGAGTGGTCGCGTCGTCCTGAAACCACACAAGAGTTGTGCTTATCAAGGGTGCAAGCATTGTCATGTCGATCTTGGTTACGTGATGGCGAAGTATTTGTGCAGCATGTTAAAGGAACTCGTGCTGATATTAAATATCCCACTAAAATCCCATACCTGATTGAACCGTTGGAGTCCGACATGGTTCCTTTGGATGACAGTAATGGCGCGTCGTTCGGTATCACTCGTGACACATGGGGAAGAGCTAAATCGTATAATGTATATAAAACCCACCCATCCGAAGCATTTTCACTTGACGCAATTAAACAAGTTGATGCGGATAGAATGTCACACTTGAAGTTCGCAGACAGGTTCAACCAGTCGCGAGGTGTGTCCATCTTTGCTGCTGTAATGATTCGTCTTGATGACATCAAGGACTATGAAGAGTCAGAGCGAATTGCAGCCCGTGTCGCCGCCGCGATGACAGGTTTCATTAAGAAAACTGGTGATGTTAGCGGATTGAATACGAGTAACAACATGGGTGAGCGTACTTTCGAGATGTCACCAGGTATGGTGTTTGATAAGCTACAGCCTGGCGAAGATGTCGGTATGATCTCTTCAGACCGACCAAGCACCAACCTTGAACCGTTTCGTAAAGGACAACTTCGTGCCGTTGCCGCTGGTACAATGTCATCTTATTCTAACGTGGCTCGTGATTTCAGCGGTAGTTACTCAAGTCAACGTCAAGAGTTGGTTGTCCAGAGTACATCATATTCTATGCTGCGTATTGTTTATATCAGTGAGCATGTTGACCCTGTGTGGAGAAATTTTGTTGATATGTGTGTTGCTTCTGGTGAACTCAAGCTTTCTGGTGTGGACTTGGATTCATTATATGACTGTGACCATCGCGGGCAACCTACCCCTTGGATTGACCCTAAGAAAGAGACTGAAGCTGATGTCATGGCTGTTGAAGCAGGGTTTAAATCACAGGCTCAAGTTATTCGTGATAGAACTGGCAACCCTGATGACGTACTCAATCAGATTGAAGCGGAACGTAAACTACACGAAGAGAAGGGGTTAGTGTTCTCAACAAACATTAGTGATACTCAGGGCAACAGTTCTGACAACAGTTCTGACAACAGTTCTGACAACAGTTCTGACAACAGTTCTGACAACAGTTCTGACAACAGTTCTGACAACAGTTCTGACAACAGTTCTGACAACAGTTCTGACAACAGTTGACTTATATAGTGCTTGCTGTTAATAATGCGCCAAGTTTACGGAGGTATTGATGCCTGAACAAAGAAAGGAAAAAATCGAAGGCACTGTCTATCGTGATTTCAGAGTAGGCTCTGATTCGATTGTTAGTGAAGAAGATCGCACAATCGAATTGTCGTTTTCGTCTATGGAACCTGTACTGCGTCAATCATGGTGGGAAGATGCTTGGGTTGAAATACTTGGACATGACGACGGTGAAGTTGACTTGTTCCGCTTATTGAACGGTGCGCCATTGCTATACAATCACGAGCGTGGTGAGCAGTCTCGCATCGGTGTTGTTGAATCAGCCGAGTTAGTAGAAGGTATTGGACGCGCTACTGTGCGTTTGTCCAAACGTAATAAATTGATGGATGAGTTTTGGACTGACATTCAAGACGGCATCCTTCGCAACGTGTCAGTTGGTTATCAAATTAACGAACGCACGTTGGTAAAAGAATCAGCCGATAGTCCTGATGAATACAGAGTCACTTCGTGGACTCCGCATGAAATCTCTATCGTTGATATTCCAGCCGATGCCAATGTTGGTGTAGGCAGGAGTCAAAACTACAATGTAGTAAATCTAGGAGGTAAAGAAATGCCTATTGATAAGAAGGAAGAACAAACACGTTCAACGACTCCTGCTGTTGCCGCTGCACCCGCTGCTGCTGCACCTGCTGTTGATGTGGACGCTGTACGCGCTGAGGAATCACAACGTGTATTAAAACTGGAGGGCGAACGTCAAGCGAGTATTCGTGAAGCTTTCGCACCGTTCGAGTCACACCGTGGTTTGATGGACGAGTGTGTTACTGACATGCAGATTACTGCTGAACAGGCTCGTACCAAGTTGTTATCAGCTATCGGTGAAGGTTCTACACCTTCAGCGCGTGTTGAAATTAGTGTCGATGAACGTGATAAGCGTCGCGAACAGTTGACAGGTGCTTTGGAACAACGCACAGGTCTTGGTGAAGCGTCTGCTCAGAATGAAATGCGCGGTTACACCATGCAAGAAATGGCTCGTGAGTCCTTGCGTCAAGTTGGTGTATCTACGACTGGTATGGATAAACGTACTCTTATGGGTCGTGCTATCTCTCACAGTTCTAGTGACTTCGCCTTGGTACTTGGTAACACTGCGAATAAGTCAATGCTTAAAGGCTACTCTGAAGCCCCTGAAGTGTTCGATCAGATTTCTCGCGCTGGTAACATTTCTGATTTCAAAATCAACGACCGCGTTGGTATGTCTGAGTTCGGTGATTTGTTACCTGTCGGTGAAACTGACGAATACGAATCAGGAACAATGGCTGATCGTCGTGAACAGATTCAACTTGCAACCTTTGGTCGCTTGTTTTCAATCTCACGTCAGGCTCTAATCAATGATGACTTGTCTGCTTTGACAGTTATCCCTCAGAAGATGGGTCGCGCTGCTAAACGTAAAGTCGGTGATTTGGTTTTTGATGTGCTTAACCTTAACGCTAGTATGGCTGACGGTGTTGCGTTGTTCCATGCTAACCACGGTAACTTGGCTAGTAATGCGTCTGTAATGTCTGTTGCAACTCTTGGTGCGGCTCGTACAGCTATGCGTAAGCAAACCGATCAATCTGGTAATGCTGTGTTGAATATCAACCCAACTAAATTACTGGTTCCTGTTTCATTACATGATACAGCATTGACGTTGATGACTTCTGAAACTGATTTCTCGTCAGCCAACAGCAAGAAACCGAACATCTTGCGTGGCACTTTTGATGTTATTAGTGACGCTCGCCTTGATATGAACTCTGCAACTGCTTGGTACTTGGCTGCTGACCAGAACGCTTTCGATACTATTGAAGTTGGTTATCTTGACGGTAATCCTAACCCATTCATGGAATCGAAAGACGGATGGAATACAGACGGTGTTGAGTTTAAAGTTCGTATTGATGCCGCTGCTAAAGCACTTGAGCATCGTACATTGTATAAAAACGCTGGTGTATAAATACTGGACGGGGCGCAAGCCCCTCCTTTTAATCTTTAAGTAAATAGGAGTAGAACAATGGCTAAGAATTTTGTTCGTGATGGTGACATCATCACATATTCAAACACTGGTGCAGCCATCGCTTCAGGTGATGTTGTTGTAATTGGTAATTTGTTGGGTGTAGCTTTGGTTGACATCGCTGCCACTACTGGTACTGGCGCGGTTGCTATTGAAGGTGTGTATTCACTTCCAAAAGTATCTGCTGCTGTAATCGCTCAAGGCGAGACAGTTGTGTATAAGGCTGGTTCAGGCAATATTGATGATAACTTAGCAGCTTTGGTTGCAGGTGACTTGTCCGTTGGTTGTGTGGCTGCTAATGCTGCTGCTGCCACTACATTGTTTGTTGATGTTATGTTGAATATTGGCACAAACACAGTAACATAACTCATGGTTACTTTGGCTGACAGACTTACAACTGATTTAGATAAAGTATTTAACACAGACGAGTTGGCAGTCAATATAACCATTACAAGGGTAAGCGGGGGTGATATAATCATCCCTGCTCACTTTGAACAAGAGTGGGTGTCGGCTGGTGCTGCCGAGTGGGGTGCTGACATTGGAGTACCACAAGAGATATTTATTGCTCACCCTATGGCTTTGGTTAAAACATCTGACACAACTGGTGTGACTAAAGGTGACACTGTTTCGATTGGCACTGATGTTTATAAAATTAAAGAGATTCAGCACAGTAAGGTTAACACAACTGAGTTGATAATGTGGGAGCCGTAAATGGCTACAATAAGTATAAGAGAAAACATCGTTAAGGCATCTTTAGTGGCGTTGGCAAACATCACCACCGCTGACAGTTATTTTAACGATATTGTTTCTATTGGCAGGGTGTTTGAGCCGTCTGAGTCACACAAGTTGAATGAACTACCTGCGGCATTGGTGCTTGATGACGGATTCGAGAAAGTCATCACAGGTATGCCAAATAGAAAAGTACAAGTCACGTTTGAACTGCAAGTACTGTGTTATATTAGTTCACACCTCGACTTGAACGGGTTCGACGCAGATGTGAAACGTGCTGTCTGCGAGAATCAACAGTTGGGTGGTGCTGTATCTGTCATACCCACCAATCAAATAGAGCGTTCACCTGATACTACACGCGGGTTTGCTAAGTTTGTAAGAGGGTTTGACATCACGTATACCGCTAGTTTAAATGAAGGAGCATGATGTGAAAAAAGATGCTGTAATCGAAGTCAGTTGTCCTAGTGGTGTCAAGGCTGTTGGTGATAAGTTCATCGCAGGTGAGATTTACAAGGTTAAACCTGAAGAAGCAAAAAAACTAATAGCGGCTGGTAAGATGGTCGAAGTAAAAGGAGATAAATGATGGTACAATCCACAGGCGCAAACGTACGTGTCATGGTCGATACTGAAGCGACTTTCAAAATGACACCTGGCGTACCTAACGGTCGAATAGCAAACGTACTTAGCTCGACTATTACTGCAAAACGGTCACAGATTCAAAACGACACGTTACGTTCTAATCGTCAACCATTGACACCAACTGTCGGTAATTTAGATGTATCGGGCAGTATCAGTAGCAATGTTGATGCTGAAATGTTTGGCTTCTTCCTATCACATCTTTTAGGCGCAGCGACTACGACTGGTGTAAACCCTTATGTCCATGTGTTTAAAGCTGGTGGAGTTCTTCCTGCTGGTATGGTGATTGAGCATGACTTTACCGATCAAGTTACTGGTAACTTTAAACACATGTTTAACGGTTGCCGAGTTAATCAGTTGTCATTGACGTTACCTCAAGAAGGCTTCGCAACTGCTGCCTTCGACATCCTTGGCTCAACTGAAACTACAAGTGCCGTTTCTTTTGACACAACTCCTACTGACTTAGGTACTGTACCGTTTTCAGGCTTTGAAGCGTCAATCCTTGAAGGTGGTGTATCCGTTGGCTCTATTGCTGAAGGTTCTATCACTGTCAGCAACAACCTTGATGGTGGTTCATACACTATTGATGGAAGCGGCGGTACACGTAGTGCTATTCCTGAAGGTTCGGTCACTGTCACTGGTAACATTCGAGTGTTGTTTGATAGCATGCTGATGTTAGATAAAGCTACAAACCAAACCACGTCATCTTTACAGATCGACCTTGCACGAGGTAACGGCTTGGGTTCAGCAGGTAATGAGTCCGTGAGTTTGCTTGTGCAGGAATTGCGTTATGAAAAAGTCGGTGTTGAAGTGAGTGGCGCGGCTGGTATCTTTGTTACATTGAACTTTACAGGGTTCTTTGAGGCGGGTACAGCAGCAACAGCTTTCCAAACAACTATTAAAAATGCGATAGCAGCTTACTAATTGCACTTAGTAAGTTAGTGTGATACTTTAAGCACCTGTCAGAAATGGCAGGTGTTTTTATTTATACAGGAGCATTATATGACCAAAATTGTAGCAGATTTCACCCGTCCAGTGACGGTTGACATCAAGATACCCCTCGTTAATGAAGATGGAAAGTTCGAGGACTTCGACCTTGAGATGACTATTAAATTAGTAAAAGGTAAAGAAGGTGACAAATACTTCGGTAATTCCGAAGATGTTAAAATCACGGAAGTGTTGAAGAAACACATTGTTCAGCAACCACATATATTCAAAGATGGTGCTAGTAAACCGTACACCCTGATTCAGTTGATGGATGTAACTTATATTCGCGATTTAATGTTTGCACGACTGTTGGAAGTTTCTACCAACCCTATGGCTGCAAAGGGAAACTAATAGCGGCGGTTCGTGCAGTATCAGAAGCGAGCCGCCTGTATTGTAAAATGTGTAAGAAACGCCGTAAATCTGTCGAACCTTGTGGCGGATGCCCAAGTGAAATAGAGTTATGGGCTAATAATGTAATACCATTTGCTGTTGCTAATCGTTGCGGGTTCACCTATTCAAAAGGTGAGCCTGTGTGTGCCAACACGTCCAATGCTATCGAGTTGTTGAAAAACTTGGAAGTCGAAGATATGATGGACGCGCTCGACAGGGTTGAAATATGCTGTGCGGAGATGCTGGTAGTCTATCGAGAACAGCGAGCGCAACAGTAGAGGTGTTGGTATGGTAGATGAAGTTCGGGTCGACATTGTTTCTAAAGACAGATTAAGCCCTGCGTTTAAGTCTGCCACAGCTAACATTGAGAAATCTGGTGTAGCTGCCAATACAGCTTCTAGGTCGTTTGATAAGTATGAGAATGTGGTACAACGTACTGATCGTTCTCTTAGAGCAACCAACCAAGCTATTATTGGCACTCACCGTAACTTCTCTGTTATGCCTCGTACTGTTCAGAACTTGAATGGTGCAATGATTGAGCTTGCAATCACAATGTCTTCTCTTGCACTCGCTGCAAGTCCTTTTGCGTTCATGGTTAAACAAGCTGTTGAGTATAATTCGATGGTTGAGCGTAGTAAGCTTGGCATCGCTTCTGTTGTCAGTGCCGTGGGTGAGATAACAGATGCTCAAGGTAAGATGCTGACAGGGCAAGAAGCATTCAATGCTTCAGTGATTCTGGCTGGTGACATTCAAAAGAACTTGCAGAAAGATGCTCTACTGACTGCGGCGACCTTCAGTGAACTTGCCGACACGTTCCAAATCGCTATTGCACCTGGTCTGCAAGCGGGATTGAATTTAGATCAGATTGAGAAGTTGTCAGTAGCCATTGCTCAGTCTGGTGCAGCTATCGGTCTCCCGATGAATCAGCTTGCGGAAGAAATCAGATCACTACTATCAGGTACTATCACCGATCGTACTACTCGTATCGCCACTGCAATCGGCATTAGGAACTCTGATGTCCGCGAGGCTAAGAAGAACATCGGCGGTATGAATAAACTAATAGAAAAACACCTCGGCTCGTTTAAAATCTCTGGTATAGCGGCTGCGCAAACTTGGGATGCCCTGTGGAATAACACTCGTGCATCGGCGCAACGTGCAATCGGTGAAGGTATGTTACCTTTGTTTAAGTCACTAAAGAGCGACTTAGTAGCAGTGAAGAACTCTATAGGTAGCATGAATGAAGTAACAGGTGATCTCGAGATTCGTCCAGAAGTTTTAGCAACTATGAGGTCTTTCGGTGAAGGCATTCAGGTTGCTGTAGATTTGATGAAGATGCTCGGCAAAACTGTCATGTGGCTTGGTACAAACATAGGCGCAGTCAACACCGCGATGGCAGCTACCGCCGCTTTTTCCGTGTTCAAGACCATGCGTAAGAACGCTATTGCTGCTTCTATAGCTACAAGCGGTTTAGACAAAGCGACAAAGGCTGTCGTTGCCACTCAGAGGCTCGGAGTGAAGAGTGTGGGTAGATATGGTGCAGTCTTGGGGCTTACTACTGTTGCCACTACGACAGCTACCGTCGCAACAAGTCGCCTTACTATTGTACTCAAGACAATGCAACGTGCGATATTACCATTACTTATACTTGAAGGTGCTTTGCTTGCTTTTGATGGTGCTACATGGCTCGGTGATTTCTTTCGCGATGGTGCTGATGGTGTAAGTGACTATGATAAATGGGTTAAAAAGGCTGATAAGCATACAGATACTTTCTCAGGTACTTTTGCGAATGTCACAGAAGGTGCGCGGATATTCTTTAATGTGCTTACCAACGGTAAAGATGTTGCGGCATATAACATTAGAATAGCTAACATGCGTGAGGAGCTTAAAGGTCTTCAGGATCAACTTGGCAAGACACAAGGCAAAGTAGGTACACTTGGTCACTTTCTGAACGGGGCACTCGACAAACTCTTTGAGGGTAGGGGTTCAAAGAGAGACGTAGGCTTGCTAGGCGAAATCATAACGCTCGAAGAAGAAATAAAAAAAGTTACTAAAGATTTAGAAGTGTTACAGAACCTCAGCACTGTTACACCACCACCAAAACCACCAAAAGACGGAAAGTTCGGGGTCAAGCCTAAACCTAAAGGTGAGGACGAAGCTACTAAGAACAAGGCTGCTAGAGCCAAGAGTGCCATTGAAGCTGCTAAGTTTAGATTACAGTCTATTGCTTCATTGACTGAAACTGCTTTTGCCAGTGAAAAAGTTAAGGCTGACTTTGCCGCTAAACGGGATCTCAAGCGTACTGTCGAGACTGCACGGAAGCAGCGTGACATTCTCATTAAGAATGGTGTTGACGAAGGTACAGCAGATGCCATATTTAAGGCTGCGAAGTTGGGTGCGCAAACTGTGTTTGCTGAACAGGCGTTTGCTAACCTTGACGAAGACCTCAAGCGTCGTGATGCACGTAAGAAAGAGCATCGTGATAAACAGCAGAAAGACGAAGCCGACCATAACCAGAAGTTACGTGATTTACAGACTGAACAAGCAGCAACAAGCGATGGTCTTGCTCGTGACTTTGCTTCTGTGTTTAATGAGGGTCAGTTGACTGACTTATCTGTGATGTCTGATAACCTCGTCGGTTTTGCTAAGTCATCACTCGGTACTGAAAAGCAACTGCAAGATGATAAAGCCGCTGCCATCAAATCGGGTGCTACGAACACCGAGAAGTTCGACAAGGTTATTGCTAAAAATAGACTGAAAACGGCAGCAGGTGTGCTTGGTGCGTTGGCAGGGTTAATGAACAGCAGCAATCGCGCTCAGTTTGAAGTCGGTAAGGCTGCTGCAACAGGTAAGGCTGTGGTTGACACTTATACTGCCGCAACTGGCGCGTATTCGGCTATGGCGAGCATACCTTATGTAGGTCCCGTGTTAGGTGCATTGGCTGCTGGTGCAGCTATCGTCGCAGGTGTTGCCAATGTTCAGAAGATACAGTCCACACCTTTCGGTGCTAAGTCTGCTTCACCTGCTAAACCTTCTTTAGGTGGTTTAGGTGGCGCAAGTGCGAGTTCCATTGCTCCTGTTAATAACATAGGTAATACTCCACCAGTAACATCACAACCTGTGAACTTCCACTTGAACATCCAAACGCTTGATACTGCGAGCATTACCCCAGACACCGTGCAGACAATGGTTGACGGTTTCGCACCTGCCATCGCTGATGCTTTCGGGCGCGGTGTTCATCAAGCACCATTAGGAGCATAACATGGATAAACCGAAGATATGCTACAACAACCTGCTTAAAGGTGTTGCGTACACAATGTTGGCTGGTGTCGATGACGCTTCCGCCCCACTGTCAGATGCTTGGATATGGGATATGTCCCGACCTGCATTGCCGCTTGCTGATGTTAACGGCACGCTGTCATTTAGTGTCAGCACTCCGCCCAGCGACGGTTTCGGTGTTAATGTCGCTGGAAGCTTCACTAAGTTTGGTAATGCTTTGGGTTTCGGTGGTGTTTTGGCAGCTGATACAATGATACTAGGAGCGGCTCGTAATAGTCCACATCTGACTAGGTTTTCAGGCGGCACGCTAACCATACTAGCTGACGGTGCGCAGGTGTTCTCAAGTTTAATTTATGCACCGCAAGATAGTTCAATTATATACAATCTTACACCACACGCTGCCGCAAGTGTATATACAATCACAATCACAGGGTTGACTCCAAACGCAACGGTAAGACTCCCCGAATTGTTTATTGGTAGCTCGTTGACTATGCCTTATTTCGACTTGGGACATGACATGTACGCTGAAACCTACGTTTCAACAGCGTTTAAAGCTGCGACAGGTCGTGAAGTTCTTTCACGCAGATACGTGCGAATAGAGCAGACTCTAAAATGGTCATGGCTTGATGCTGAAAAAAGGAATGAGCTGAAATTGTTTATCGAATCGGCTCTGGAAGTCTTGCAGCCTTTCTGGATAATCGGTTTTCCAGATAGCGATCCGAGCGCGTGTTACATGGGTCGTCACGCTGGTAAAAGCGCACCGCTCAAAGTCGGACAAGCAGGGTACATGCCGTCATTTAGCCTGAAATTTCAGGAAAAACTATAATGTTGACTATCAGTAATGAGTTCATGGCAGAGTCTTTAAGGGATGGTAATCAGCCTGTATTGTTCATGGACATTTGGGCGGATAAAGGTGCGCAACGCCGCTTGTCTAAAGCTACAGACTGGAGCGGTATCAATGACGCTGCGGTAGGTCTTGATGTCGGTGTATCGGCAACCCGTGTCAAAGACTCTCTCATACTTGACAATGGTACGGATGTACCACTCACAGGCAGCGGTTTCACTGGTCTCGTGTCGCATGTAATGAACTACCGCGTGGATGTTACAAGCAGGACAAAATATCACGGTTTTTTCAGTGGGCATAAGTTCGACCATTTTGACAGAGTGACAGTGTCGAATGATTTTTCAATAGTTTTACCGTTCACAGCAGTTGGGACTTTTCTTTGCAAAGACATCCGACTATCTGTAAATAACACGGGCAATTCTGCAACGAGTGTCAATGTAAGAATAGTAGATAGCGCAGGTAATCAGGTGGGCTTTAAAGGCTCGACAGCGGTCGCTGCTCACAGTGGTCAGATTGTTGTTGATGTTGTTGGGTTGTCTGCTTCGTTGCGAAAAGGGTTCAAATATAGGCTAGAAATCGGCTATAACTCACCCTCCTCACCAGGAGTTCAACAAAACAGTGTGGCTACAACTGTCTATTCAGTCTCGTTGAACGTATCGAGTTATAGCATAGGTGCATACGCTCACACCATTGCGTTTGCAAGTGGCGATGGCTTTGTTATCAGCGGTAAGAACGGATTCCAGCCTAGCGGTTCGGCTGTGCGCACGCTTGATGTTGGTGCTACAGCTATTGGTGATGGCATTTTAACATTTAAAGACATTGTGCCAACAGGTACAAGCATGACTATCACAATGTATTACACTGACAGCGCAGTGATTGCAACAGAACCAACGCTTACAAACTGGACACTTCATGGCGTGGCAGCGTCAGGCGACATATTAACAGCGCACCAGTGGTGGCGTGCAAAAATTGACATGACATCTAACAGCTTGAACGATGAGACTCCAACGATAAACGAGATTAGCATCTCTTATATTGGCGACCCTGTTATCATTTCAGAGAATACGGTTGTTGAATTAGTACCAGACTCCCCCGAAGTGTATCAAGTGGTGGCACGCACAGGGCTGGATTCAGTGTCAACAGCTACAGCACAGCTTACACCTAAACCGACCAAGTCAATGATAGGTCGTGTATCGGTAACATTGCTCCCCGAAGATGCCGTAAACGGTTTGATGAATAAGAAGCTGCGCGGTCGCCCTGTTCGTATCCGCGCTGGCTATGTTGGCATCACTGAAACCATCCCTTTTTACGAAGGTATCGTCCGTGACATGGCGTGGAGTCGAGGCAAGTACACTCTTACTGTACAAGATACCATTGAGCTTGCTGACGTTAGCGTTCCGCGAATTCCAGCAGGTTTAGCTTGGAGTAGTGTAACTGAATATGCTATCGGTGATATTTTAGTACACGGTACAAACAGTTGGGAATCGGTGAGAAATGTTCTGACAGGTATAGTTAACCCACTCGCGGCGGATGGTGCAGACGGTGACTATTGGATGAATAGTGCAACTTCTGTAATGTTCACAAAAACAGCAGGTGCGTGGAACGCTGGTAGTGCTGGAATTACTCCAGAATTATATCCAACTGCTTGGCGTGACAACGGCACTGTGTGGCAGGACATAGGTTATACTACTGCAACAAACGGTGGTGTAGACTGGAGCTTGGTTGACATTGCGAAAGATTTAATCATTAACAGAATCAACTTGAACACAGAGAATGTTGACTTTAACTCCTTAACACGTTTTCCACTACGCACAGGATCGCGAACACTCACTAAGCCAGTGAAAGCTTTTGAGATGTTATCGGAACTAGCATGGTTACTTGAGGCGCAATGGGCGGTGGTACGCGGTCAGTTATCACTTGTGCCAGAGCCGTTGTCCGCTGACTTACCAGTTGAGGCAGTACAGGTGAATGATGTGATGAATAACCCTACTTATCGACGCGGTTGGGCTGAGTTAAAGAACGAGTCGTTGATAGTAACTGGATACACTGGAGCAGGGTCAAACGAAGCGAGCTTCAACACGGGTGTCGCCGTTGCAGACAAGATAAGTATCCATGATTATGACATTGCCGCACTTGATACGTTTCAAGACAAATGGAACGTGCCACTAGCTGAATTAACGACTATTGCAAAAAACTTCGTTAACAGGTGGAAAAATGGTAGACGCGTGATACCATCGGCACAAGTTCAGATGAGGTTGTTGCGTTTGGAAGTTGGTGATGTGGTTACATTCGACAGTATAGACATGCCACCTGCTGACCCACCACCTTATAAAATGATGGTGTTGAAGAAAGACGTAGACTGGAAAAAACAAACGCTCAAAATGAGCTTTATTGAGGTAGTATAATGCCAACATTTACACCAAAACTGAATTTACAGAAACCTGCTGATGCTGAATTTGGCTGGCAGAACATGATACGTCAGAACGCTGATGTCATTGATGCAGAAGCTTTGCGTGTTGATGCGGAAGCTTTGCGTGTTGCCACACAGGTTGACTCACAGCATAACCCTGACGGCACACATAAAGGTTTGACTACTGATAATGTTGTTGTGCAAGGTACAATGACACTCGGTGGTGTGGCACGCAACACGTTTCCAGCTTCGGGTGGTGCAACTGCTGCATTGACTGATGTTTTCGTCAACAGTGAAAAGGGCAACATCCCAGCGGCAGGTGAGTTTGAAATCCGCAACAATGCAGGTACTGTGAAACATTTTGGAATTGATGAGGTGACAGGTAAAGTCACTGCACTTAACCTCGCAGGTATGGTAGGCAACATCATGTCCCCATTAGTTCACATCCCGTTCAAGCGTGAGGGTGATGAAGTGGCATTGAGTGGAGTGCAAACGTTCACACGCGCCAGTACAGCCACATACATTGACCCATTGGATGGCTTGGTTAAGACAGCAGTTAATGATACACCACGCTTTGAACGCATGGCAGATGATGGCACAGGTATATTGCTTGAGGGTGCTAGTACGAACCTTTGCTTGCATTCACAAGACTTTACAAATGCAGCGTGGTTAACGTATAACATGACCACAGTACCAGCAGCAGACACTACGGTTGCACCAGATGGAACAACAACAGCGGACACATTAACAATGGACGCTGGCGTAAACTCTAGGG